AATTTAGATGTGCTGAAAGAGTTGACGCGGAAGTATCCGGAGGCGTCAGACAGGGCGCGCGTGAGCCGGACTACCCAAGTTCTTCTTCTTTTGGAACGTGTCGTCAAATTGAAGACGCCGGTCGGCGCGGGGCCCACTCATTTACGCGATACGATATTTCAAAAAGTGCAACGCGGAGCGCAGGCAATCATCGGTATTTTGGGCACTCCATGCGCATACGGTGAACCGGTCGAAATGGGCACACGGCCGCATTTCCCGCCTATCGCGCCAATCAGGCACTGGGTGGAGAAAAAGCTCGGCATTACCGGCAAAGAAGCCGGGTCCGTGGCGTTTCTTATCGCCAGAGCAATATCCAAACGCGGCACTAAAGGCGCGGCGATGTTTGAGGAAGGCTTTGGCGAAAATGAAGCTGACATTATCCGGATATTGGAAATGATACCGGGCGACATCGTTAAAAGCGTGAACGGTTAATGGTGAAGGGGAATAGTAATGGCACTGGCTGATATTCGCGAGCAAATCAAAACCGTTCTTTCCGGAATTACCGGTATCGGCATGGTTCATGATTACGATCGCTTTAATAATGATTGGTCTAAGTTTTTGATTCTGTTTAAGGACACAGACAACAAAATCAATGGCGTTATGTTTTCCCGATCGGCCTGCCCGAAATATCAGGCCACACAGGGAGAGTATGAGAAAGCGCATATCTTCACATTCAGAGTTTTTAAAGGTTTGAACGATGCGGATGAGACCGGCATTGAGTTTGATAATCTTCTTGAAGACGTCATGGAGGCTTTCGATCCCGGTGATATGGAAACTCTAAATGATACCTGCCGGACCATCAATCCCGACTGGGGGCCGATGGCCGGTGCAATGGGTATGCAGTTGGATATCGTTGATATTCGCATGTTCGGCAATGTGCTCTGTCACTACGCGGAACTGAGGCTCTGCGCGGTGGAAGAGGTAGCAATATAAAAAGTCAAGTTAAAAACAAAGGAGGAGATCATGGCTCAATACAGGCTTAAAAAAAACTGTGAAAATTTCACGATTGTCGACGGTCCGGACGCAGGCAAAAAATTTGTAAAGGGCAAAATATATAACAGCGTGCCCACGGGTTATGCCGCAAAGTTTGATGCAGTCCCGGCGGAAATACCAGTCCCAAAAGACAAGGAGACCGCAGCGGAAACTACAACCGCGAAAGATAAGACTGTAAATAAATTTATTAAGAAGGAGGAAGCAATATCATGAGAAGTTACCAGGCAACACATAATTTAATCGGCGTATCCGCCGGTGCCAAAGAAACCGCAATTAACACAGAGCAGACATTAGACACTACAATGCTTTGCGGCTTGAGCGATATAATCAATCTCGATTATCGCAGGGAAAGCAACGGCGATGAGGCAACGGGATATGAAGAGCCGGATGCGCTGTACGATTTGGGAGCTTTGGCTAATGCTACTTTAAACTTCGACAAGGCGCAGCCGCAGCACTTTGCTTTTCTGGCTGCATTTGCTCTGGGGCAAATAACATCCGTCGCTCTCGGTGATGGGTATAAGCATACCATTACGCCGATCGACGGAGATCTGGATTCTAACCGGTCAGTGCCAACCTTTACCGCCGCGCAACGTTATGGGAAAACAGTATTGAAGCGCCGCTTCGCTTCAATGGCGGTGGACGCGCTCACCGCGACCTTCGCCCGCGATTCATGGAGTAAGGCATCGGGCGCAATCAAGGGGACCGGCAAAAAGACGGATAATGTCGTGGAAGAAACCATTACGGCCTTTATCGATGCGACATCTCTGACACTCGCGGCCAACGGAGTAGAAGGTGCAGACGCCGCGGCGCGTTTGGCTAACGTGCAGCGTGTTCGGGTGGAATTAACCACCGGCGTCTGGACGGATGTGGCCTATTCCGCAGTTTCCGGCGCGACACCGGCAGTTATTACTATCACAGCTCCTGGCGGTACTCATACGGAGAAGACTTTCAAGGTTCTTCATATCCCGACGGAATCCGGCTGGATGACTTTCCCCGCGCGCGTAACCGAAGATCCGCTGCGTGTATCGCAGATGACCGTTATTGCCGGTGGCACATGGGGCGGAGCGGCATTCACCGGTGGCAGGGAATTGCAGGCGGAACTCAAGCAAGTGGAGTGGTCATTTAATAATAATCTGAAAGTTGAATTTGTCATGGGTGCTGATGGCGCGTATGCCGGAAGGTCAATCCGCGAAGGACGGGCGCAGAAGATTAAGCTTAATAGGGAATTCCGCGAATTTATTCTGCAACAGCACATGGAAGACAATGACACGCTGGGAATTTACATCAAGGCCGAAGGCGAATTATACGACGCCACATATAAATATCAGGTGGAGATCATTTTCCCGAAAGTTGCGGTATTGGCTTCGCCGATTTCAGTGGATGGAAAGCGGTTAGCCGAAGCCGGTGATCTGCAGGTGCTGGAAGACGAAACCTATGGCAGCGTTATTGTGATTGTGCAGAATAAAGTAGCTGCTTATGCGGCATAGGGGAAATAATTAAATGTACCCTAGCCCCGATTAAATCGGGGCGGGATAATTCGCTTTGGCCTCCCTTGCGGGAGGCACAGGCTCATTAAAACAAACAGGAGGACTATATATCATGCCAAGAATTTTATCGAACAAACCGTGCAAAGTAACATTTCAGGACAATATTTCCGGCGGGAACATTACGCTGGGCTACATTCCGCCCTCTTCCGACGACCGGATAAAATATTCCAATTCGATCATTACCCGCAAGGGCCGCAAGATTGATTCGACGATGGGCGAAACCCGCGCGAAATACGGCAAAAAGATTCTCGACAGCATAACCGACGGCGACTTTGCCAGGGAAGACGGCAGGCCTATATCTTCCAATCCTCAATCTCCCGCTTATGACGAAAAATGGAAAGACATTGTCGCCGAATTCGCGCCCGATGTTGTAGCAATGCTGGCCATTCATGTGTTTGAGGCTGGCCTGACGATAAGTGAGACGGAAGACGAGGACCCTACTTAGCGGATCTGGACGCGATCCGCGAAGGACTTTGCGGCGGCTTCCAGCAGGATAAATGCGCAAATGAATTCGGTGACAAACTGGAAGCCGTATGCGCCCGCTGCGAACACACACGATATGAGGATTTGAGCGAATATACCAGAAAGATGATGCGGATTCGCTCACTGAGCAAAGCAGGATATCCTTTTAGTAAAAATGATTTAACACGGGAAGAATGGGAAGACCTGGTCGCGCTGGACAATGTGTTAACTGAAATTGAGAATAAACAACCGCGACCCTTTTACATGGTAGAGATGAAACAGTGAAGAGTCATTCCGGCGCAGGCCGGAATCCAGGGAACGCAAAATGAATGCTGAAATTGTAAGTTCAATAAGAAGAAAAATAATAGAGACACCGGGCTTTGTATACGTTTACATCCCTTTAACTGAGGGTGAAAAAAAGAGGTTCGCGCCAAACATCATCAATCCATGTTGGCGAATACGGCTTGCAGTCTAAGCCAAAAGCGAGAAAAGCGACAATGACCAATAAAAACACCATAACTGTTCAATTGATCGTCAACGACGACGGGTCCGTCGTAATGAAGCAGTTTGGGAAAAACGCTGAAGAGGCGATGAATAAAGCGGGAAGTTCCGCAACAAAGGCGTCTTCCACCTTCCAGTCTTTAAAGGGCACTTATCTTGATTTCATGGCCAAAGCTACCACCGCATATCTGGCCGCTAGAAAAGCAATGGAGTATATGACGCAGGGCGCGCAAGCGTACCAGGTCACGTCTTCGTTTCGCATCATGGCCGAATCCGCGAATGTGAACGCCGGTAAAATGATCTCCTCTATGCGCGCGGCCACAAAAGAAACGATTGACGATTCAGATATGATGCAAAAAGCGATCAAGATGATGACGCTGTGCTTCAATCCAGCGCAGATTGAACGCTTTTCCAAAGTTGTCATTACCGCATCACAGGTCGCAGGTACGACCGCGGGAGAAGCTTACGAAAGACTGGCTGACGCGATATCCACGCGAATGCCGCGCTCTCTCATCCAAATGGCCGCGGTAACAAAAGACCAGATGAAAATAGTGCAGGCTGCCATCGATGCCGGTGCCGATTCAACGTATTTGTTTGAGTTGGCCGTCGCCAATCTGGAATTGAAACAAAAGCAATTGCAGGGCACGCAGGATGCTTCCACCATAGGAATACAAAGATTTAAAGCACAGGCAAAAGAAGCCGCAGAGATTGTCGGTCAACTGCTGATTGTCGGCCTGCAAAAGCTTTGGGCTATGTTCCAATATATTGAATCGGGTTCTTTATATGCATCCGGCGGTATATACAAACTGGTGCAGGCTTTCGACATATTAATGTCGCACATGCCTGGAACCGATAAAGCCGCATGGCAAAAATCGGCGGAGTATTGGAAACAAATGGCATCAGGTGATTTTGCCGCTGCTCAAATAATAGCCAAACAAGCAACTGATAATTTACTGGGGCGCGTAGAAATAGAAAAGCGGGCGACTGATCAGGAAATCGCCAATGCCAAAGCCCGTGTCGACTCCAAGCTGGCAGAAGGAGTTGCCATTGCAGAGAAAGCTAAAGCTGAGGAAAAAGCACGCCAGGCTTCTGCTAAAGCGGCAGAAGATGCCAAACGTCTGCGGGAAGAATGGGATAAAACGGCTACTAAGCTGAAGCAGGCAATTGAGCTTGATGGACTGACAGGGCTTAGCCGGGAATTGAAAGAAAATGAACAAGCGGCAGAGACTCTTAAAAAACAATTCGAGAAACTTGACCCGGCAACACGCGACGCAGCCTATGCTCTTATTGAAAAAGCTAAGGCGACAGCGGACGCTACTGCCCGGCTGAACGAAGAAATTTCGGCAGAGCAGGATTACCTGACATTGCTCAGGGATGAGGCCGCTGAACGCGATAAGCTAATTGAATATTATTCGCAAATCGAAGGCTACGAACAGAAAGCATACGAATTAAAGCTTGCTCGCATCGAGGAGGAAAGAAGCGCATATATTAAAATGTATGGCGATGTCGCCGCGGCCAACGCCAAAGCCAGTCAGGATCAAATGGCAGCATTGAGCGATAAAATCGATGCCGAGCAAAAGGGCACGCGTGGTATCATTGCTAATTACTCATCGATAATAGACGCGGCGATGAAATGCTACGATGAAGAATCTGACGAATATAAACGTTTGCAGGACTTTAAAAAAGTAGCTCTGGCCGCTGAATTGGCGATGAACATTTCGAAAAACGCCCAAATTATTTACGGATATTTTACGCAATCAGCCGCCGCAGTTGCCGCGGCGGGAGTCCAAAACGCGGCGAATGCTTCCACAGCGGTTACAGGCGCGGTTTCGTCCATCGCCGCACAAGGTACAGTGCCCGTCGCCGGGTTCGGCCTTGTGGCGGCAATGATGGCGGTTATGGCAGGCGTTCTCGGTATTGCCGGTCTTACTCTAGGCGGCGGGTCTTCGGCGGCGGCATCAGTCTCTTCACTACCCAAAAGCACAGTTCTGGGAGCGGAAGCCGGGACCGGCAGTGAATCAATCGCCAATTCTCTGGAAATTTTAACTGATACCTACGACATGGAAAATGTCAAACTGACAAAGATATTCGAAGAGATAAAAGATCTGAATAACAACATAACCGGGCTGGTTACTTCGATTGTTAGAACGGGCGGGATTTCTACAGATACAATGGGCATTATGACGGGCAATTCCATTACTGGAATATCGGGGATTAATTCAACGTTCAATTCCAATACGAGTGACATATTAAATTACTCATTAGACCCGATGAAAAAAATAAATTCTTACCTCTTCGGTAATTATGACATCCTCGGAAAATTAGAAGACGCGCTATTCGGTTTTGCAAATTCTGCGGTTAATTGGATTAGCAATGGGTTGTTCGGCGGGGATACAGAGACATCAATTGCCGGTGGCGGCATAGCTTTTGGTGCTAATAAAATAAGCGATATATTGTCAGGTAAATTGAATGCTCAGCAATATGCCCTTATCAAAACGGTAACATCCGGTGGATGGTTTGAGGGTGACGATACGAGCGTAAGCTATCAGTACGCAGCATTAAATAGTAATGTCACGCGCATGTTGACGCTTGTATATAAAGGCCTCGGATCCTCGTTGGTCACGCTATCCGAAGAACTCGGTACGGATATTAACAAGGCTTTAAATTACGCCTTTGATTCTACAAAACTAAACCTTCAGGGTATGACTACTGACGAAATGAACAAAGCCCTTCAAGAGCATATTTCTAATATTTCCGACACCGCTGTCGAAGCAATATTCGGCGAAGCGATTTCTCAATATCAAAAATTGAACGAAGGCCTTTTGGAAACCGCCATCCGGCTGATATCCGACAAGGAAACAATCGCTAAAATACTCGAGCTGACAAATCAGACTTTTTCGGGGACGACCAGCGAGTTTATTGAATTCTCGGAGTCCCTGATAACCGTCGCTGGTTCGCTCGATAAGCTGACGGATGCGTTCAGCACATACTACGATGCATTCACATCCGACGATAAAAAACAGGCCGACCGGCAAGCAGCATTACAGGACGCATTGTCTTCTTATGGTTATTCTCTTCCAACAAAGAGAGAAGGATACAGCGGTCTGGTCGAAACTCCCGGCATTTCTCAGCAGGCATATTACGCGCTGCTGGCGTTATCCGACACCGCGGATAAATATTATGACTTTTTAGAAGCGGCGGAAAAAAATGCAACAAGCTCAATCGATCCTTCCGATTATGCCACTAAAGTTGATTATCTAAGGGCGCTCGCGCAAGCTTCCAACGGCGGGAACATCCCCGCGTTTGCCGCTGGCACGGATTATTTCGGCGGAGGTTATGCTTGGGTGGGAGAAAGCGGCAGAGAGCTGGCGTATTTCGATTCTCCTGCGCGGATATATTCGAATAAAGATACCGTAAAAATGACAAGCAATAACGATCTTATCGCGGAAATAAGAGCGCTTAGAACTTCCGGTGAAAGCGATAAAATAGAGATAATAACCAAAATTGATACATCGAACCGATATCTTCAGTATCTGGAAAAGTGGGACGACGACGGCCTGCCTGCGGAGACGGTACCATGAACGTAATTAATCCTATAACAATAACCGACGCAATTCTGACCGGCTCTAATGTACCCGAAGCGGATTGCGTTAACTGGTCAATTACTGGCCGCGACTTTGCTCTTTTCGTATCCGGAACTTCAGATTGGTGTGGTATGTGTTGCAATCCCCTTACTGGTGATGTGTATGCTAATGTTACCGGTGGTTCGATTTGGAAACAGACGGGGGGAAGTGGCGCATTTGCTGATTTAGTTACAGGAAATAAAAACTGGAGAGGTATGTGTGCAACTCCCACGGGTAACATTTATGCCTGTGTTAGTGGTGGTTCGATTTGGATGCAGACGGGAGGTAGTGGCGCATTTGCTGATTTAGGTACAGGAAATAAAATTTGGTATGGTATGTGTTGCAATCCCCTAACTGGTGACGTGTATGCCTGTGTTTATGATGGTTCAATTTGGATGCAAACGGGAGGTAGTGGCGCATTTGCTGATTTAGCTACAGGAAATAAATATTGGAAAGGTATGTGCTGCAATCCCCTAACTGGTGACGTGTATGCCTGTGTTAGTGGTGGTTCTATTTGGATGCAAACGGGAGGTAGTGGTGCATTTGCTGATTTAGGTACAGGAAATAAATCATGGGTGAGTATGTGTTGCAATCCCCTAACTGGTGATGTGTTCGCAACTGTCAGCGGCGGTTCGATTTGGATGCAGACAGAGGGAAGTGGCGCATTTGCTGATTTAACCCAATCTGTAAGAAGTTGGACTGGCATATGTGCGTCCTCCACCGGTAACATTTATGCATGTGTCTCCTATGGTTCGATATATAGGAGAACAGGCGATACGAATGTTATGGTAACAACCCCCAATATTCATAAAATATACGAATCATTGACGCATATCAATTTTGCAGCCAATCCAGTTATTGACACAGCAAGCTGGCTCGAAACCGGATCAACAAACCGCTGGAAATGCTTCAATTCTAAATTAAGTGATCAGACAGAGCAGGCAACGTCGATTATTAAAGTATTCACGCCGGGAGAGTCATTCGACAGCGCTTCATTATTCAACCTAGAATCTGACACCGTGGATATCGTCCAAATTGACAGCGCTGCCGCGCTGCTTAACGAAATAGCATGGACCGGCGCATCGGGAACGACCCAGAGCACCGGGTGGAATAAAGTTGGTACGCCGTCAGATTACACGATAGATGGCGGCATGATCAGAATAACGGCTGATGCCGCGAGCGAAGGGCAAAGTAAAACAGTGGCAGTTACTCCAGGGACTGAATATCAACTTTTAGTAATCTATAAAAACACAAGTGGTGGGGATCTCGCCCAGATCGGAATTTACGATAATACACATTCAGCAAATATTTTAGCCACGACAGATTTAACGTCGAGCACGGTGAACGCTCCTTTTTCCTATGTATTTACAGCCCCGGCAGGGTGTACGAGTGTTGAAGCAAAGATAATGGCAAAGGCAAATACAGACGTTGTTTGGTTTGGACCCTGCATCCTTTCTGAAACGGAATACAACGAAACGGTAACGACCGGCGCGTCAAAGTTCAATATTGTAAAAACAGATATTCCCGAAATAGCCACCGGAATTATAACGGTGACAATAAACAAATCGGGAACTGCGGCTGTCGGTGAGCTCATAATAGGCAACACGTTTGATCTGGGGACTTTACTCGATAATCCTTCCATTGAAACGCTAAACTTTTCTAAATATACAGAGGATGCTTTCGGGGGGCTGGATCTTCTTAAACGCGGTTACGCGAAGAAAATAAACTGTGTGATCCGCGTCAGTAATGTCAATCTCGATGCTATCGATAAATATTTGGACGATCACAAAGACGACATGCTGGTGTGGATTATAATGGAGGCTTATAGTTGTTTCCAGGTTTACGGATTTTGTAAGAGTCACAGAAAAGTTTACTCTAACTCAAGGCATAGCATTCTTTCGCTCGAAATCAGGGGAGTGATCTAAAGAAAGGCGGACAGTATTTGTGGGAGTTGGCGCTCCCAAAACCATGCGATTACACCGCAAGACAGGATGACCCGCTACCATCCACCCGGTAGAGAAGGTGGCAATATAGCAGGTAGCATCCGATTTATCAATGGAGGTTATATCGCATGAATAGCTTTTTGGCATATATGGGCGGTAAATCGCTTTTAACAAAAAGGATCATTACAAAAATACCTGAGCATCAATGCTATTGTGAAGTCTTCGCGGGCGCGGCATGGCTGTTGTTTAGGAAGGAAGAATCAAAAGTGGAAATTATCAACGACATTAATACAAATTTGGTTACATTGTATAGAGTAGTCAAACTCCACCTGGAGGAGTTTATCCGATATCTCAAATGGATTCTCGTGGCGCGGGACGAATTCGATCGCTTCAAGATTGAAACACCGGAATCACTCACGGATATTCAACGGGCCGTCCGTTTCTATTTTCTCTTAAAATCCGGTTATGCAGCACGGCTGGACAATCCAACCTTTAATATAGCGACAACGTCACGCCCGCGCCTTAATCTGCTGCGTATTGAAGAAGAGCTTTCGGCTGTGCACCTACGCTTGTCGCGTGTGTACGTTGAAAATAGGCCGTTTGATTCCATTATAAGCAGATTCGACAAGCCTGACACCTTCTTCTATTGCGATCCTCCCTATTACGGCTGCGAGGATTATTACGGCAAAGGCATCTTCTCCCGTGATGATTTTCAAAAGTTACGGGACATATTGAGCGGCATCAAGGGTAAATTTATCCTATCTATTAATGATACGCCAGAGATTCGGAAACTTTATAAAGGTTTTAAATTTGAAGTCGTTGCGACAAGTTACTCTGCCGGTGGAGCAGACAAGAAGAAGAAAGTTAATGAATTATTGATTATGAATTATCAACCTGGTTGACATCGATCGATGTGGGGTTGTTGACAGGTTGTTCTATATATAAGGATCCTTTTTAGCATTTAGGATCTGCAAATAATACCTGGCCGGTATTGAGATTTTAAAAATTCCTCAAAATCGGACAGGATTTCTGCGCCCTGCGTTCGGCGATTGCATTTTGTCGCTGATTGTGTTTTGTTGTCACCGATTAGCTTTGTTTGTGTCACCGATTAGCTTTCGCCTGACATTCCCATTTGAA